AATGCTTACATATCAATCGGTTTAGTCAGTTTAGCACTGACTTTTTTGTTTGGAGGAAAAAATGTTTCAAACTAAAAGGTTTGGCTTAGTAGCATCTAAGCAGGAATATCAAATGCTATGTAGAGCCGAACGACACATGAATAAAATACATAAGAAAAAGCCGACAGCTCAACGCTTGTTGGCTTTTAAAGTACATAAAAATATTAAACACTAAGTTTTTCTTTTAGCGCAGTCGTCATTACTTCGCTAAAGTTAATACCATTTTCTTTACCTAATTCATTTAAGTAATTAGGTATGGTGATAGTCTTCTTAATTACTTTGTTATCATGTTTGCGCTTGTATTCTGAAACGTTAATGGTAACAAGAGTAACAGTTGCACCATCTTTAGCTTGAGGTAATTTGGTATTTGATTCAGGTAACTTATCTTCAAGGGAATAAGTACCGATGTAGTCTTTTGCCATTTCCATTGCATCTGCAATTGACTTACCTTCAGTCATTCCGTCAATATCTGGAATTTCGACAGAGTAAGGGTAGTCGCTGTTATCGTCTTTAGTAATGATAATTGGAAATACTTTAATGTCGTCCATAGTGATCCTCCTTAATTTTGGTACACAAAAGCTCGGCTCAACTAAGAGCCTTACTTTTGTTACTTTAGGTTGAATTTCTTTATCAAAGCGTTATAGAGTTTATCGCTGAACTTCGGGTGACGTGGTAGTTGGGTTTTAATCTTCCCGTTTGACCAGATATCATGATTGCCACCGTGCCTAACGAAGTACCAACCGTTATCTTTGAATTTCTTTTCAACCTTGTGACGTTGTACCAAATATTTCACTTCCCTTCAACACTTATTATAATACACGTATTTAATACGTTTGTAAATACAATTATACATATTTTACACGTATTTTTTAGAAAGGTGGTGTGGTGATATGCCATGAGTAAGATGGAAGAAGCTAAGGCAGATTACTTAGCTGGAATGAAGTATAAGGATATTGCTAAGAAATACGGAGTTGCACTTAGTACAGTTAAGTCGTGGAAGACACGGAATAAGTGGCAAAGAAAGAATACAACCAAAAAGAAAAGTACGCGTACAAAATCAAAAAGTACGCGTACAAAGCAAGAAAAGGTTGCACCGTCGTTACCACCTCCAGAATTGCCAGATAGTAATGAACTTAATGATAAGCAAAAAGCCTTTTGCCTGTACTATTTACAGCGATACAATGCGACTTGGGCTTATCAAAAAGCTTATGGTGGAAACTATGAAACTGCATTGCGAGCAGGACCAAGATTGTTGGGAAATGTTGGAGTTAAGAATTATCTTACCAAGTTAAAGAAACAGCAATCACAAGACCTATATGCCACAGCCAATGACATCTTGTTACGTTACTTAAATCAAGCGACCAGCAACGTTACCGATGTTCTATCGTTCAGAACAGAAAAGCATTTGGCCTATTATAAAGTACGCGATAAAAATGGACCTTATGAAGACGGTAGGGGTAATTTCCGCTATGTGCCGAAGATTGACCCTGAAACAGGCGAACAGGCTTATTACTATACGAATATTGTTGAGTTAAAAGATAGTAGCGAGATTGATACATCGAACATCAAGAGTATTCGAATTGATAAAGGTGAGCCTGTGGTTGAAATGGAAGATCGTCAGAAGGCAATGCAGATCTTACTTGATCGCTTACCTGAACCAGAAGTTAACGATGGAAGTACTAACTCATTACTTGCTGCACTTAGTAATGGTATGAAGAAGATATGGAGTGATAAAGATGGGGATAAAGACAGTTAGATTTAAGTTTACCCCGTTTAGTCGTAAACAACTTCAAGTGCTTAGCTGGTGGGCTAATGATGAATTAAAGGGTTATGAAGCTATTATTTGTGACGGCTCTGTTCGTGCTGGTAAAACCGTTGTCATGTCATTGTCATACATACTTTGGTCCATGACCGAATTCAATGGTCAGCAGTTTGGGATGGCTGGTAAAACAATTGGATCATTTAGGCGTAACGTGCTAAGACCATTGCGAAGCATGTTAGAAAGCGAAGGATATGCTATTCACGATTCAAGATCAGATAATATGCTAACGATCAGCAAGAATGGTCATACAAATTATTACTTTATCTTTGGCGGTAAAGATGAAGCATCACAGGACCTAGTTCAAGGTATTACTTTGGCTGGGTTCTTTTTTGATGAAGTTGCACTTATGCCGCAAAGTTTTGTTAATCAAGCCACAGCTCGTTGTTCGGTAACGGGTTCTAAGATGTGGTTTAACTGCAACCCTGAAGGACCCTACCATTGGTTCAAACTTGAATGGATTGACCAAATGAAAGATAAGCGGGCATTACGACTTCATTTTATGATGCAGGATAATCCGTCATTGGCACAAGAAACTATTGATCGTTATAACCGAATGTATTCTGGCGTGTTCTATCAGCGTTACATCTTAGGGCTGTGGGTAATGTCAGAAGGGGTTATCTATGACAACTTTGATAAGAACAGCATGGTGGTTCACGATCTGCCGGAGCATTTTGAAAAGTATTATGTGTCTTGTGATTACGGTACACAGAACCCAACAGTATTTCTGTTGTGGGGACGCAATCATGGTGTTTGGTACTTAGTTAAAGAATATTACTATTCAGGACGTGTGACTGCTCACCAAAAGACAGATGAGCAGTATTGCCAGGAGCTTAAGAAGTTTCTTGGTAATATTCACGCAAAGATTATCATTGACCCGTCTGCTGCTTCTTTTATTGCTGTGTTACGGAATAATGGTTTCCGAGTACAAAAAGCAAAAAATGATGTTGTGGATGGTATTCGCGTTACCCAAACGGCGATGAACGAAGGCAAGATACTATTTAGCAATCAATGTTCTAATTTATTTAAAGAATTATCCAGCTATGTATGGGATGAAAAAGCAGCTGAACGTGGTGAAGATAAACCGGTGAAAGAACATGATCATGCTTGCGATGCTATGCGTTATTTCGTTTACATGGTTATCCATAAAGGCTTCACTGCAAAGATTACTAAGCGTCCACATGTTCGTGGGTTATAGAAAGAAGGTGTTTATGTGGCTGTTGCAATTGATAGAGAATTACTTGGGGATGTTAACAAGCCAAACCTTGAAGCGATTAACTATGCAATTCGTAAGTTGAAAGAACGACAAGGCAGGTTGGATAAACTTGCTGATTATTACAACGGAAATCAAGAAGTTAATAACCATCGCTTTGAGAACGCTAAAGTTAAAGCTTCTAACGTTATGATTAACCATGCTAAGTACATCACTGATATGAATGTTGGCTTTATGACTGGTAATCCGGTTAAATATACCGCCAAGAAAGGTAAGAATATTGATGATGTGTTAGAAGCTCTAGAAAAGATTGATATTCATAAGCACGACATTGAGCTTGAAAAAGACTTATCTGTGTTTGGGTATGGCTATGAATTACTTTATCTTAAAACAATTGATCCAACTATTAGCATTGATGAGCTTGGTAATGAAAAGATTACTCCTAACACTGAATTACGAGTAGAAGCTGTTGATCCACGTGCCGCAATTGTTGTTACTGATGATACGGTTGAACATGAACCTTTATTTGGTGTGTTTGTCCAAGCAAAGAAGAGTTTAAGTGGACAGATTAATGGTTATAGCGTCACAGTCTACATGCCAAAAAAGATTGTAGAATATCGCACTGAAGTAGGAATGGAAGTATCGACAGATGATCAAATCGTTGACGAATACGATAACTTATTCAATGCAGTTCCATTAATTGAGTATCGAAATAATGAAGAGCGACAGGGTGATTTTGAACAACTAATCTCGCTGATTGATGCTTATAACCTCCTTCAAACTGATCGAATTTCTGATAAAGAAGCCTTTGTCGATGCAATCCTTGTTACATTTGGCTTCGGGTTAGAAGAGGATACGGATGCTATTGAAGCATTAAAGAATGGTGTGATTAATGCCCCTTCTCGTGACGATGGGGCTGATGTTGAATGGTTAACTAAGACTTTCGATGAAACACAGGTTAACTTGCTTAGCCAATCAATTGAAAACGATATTCATAAGATCTCATACGTTCCGAACATGAACGATGAAAAATTCATGGGGAATGTATCTGGTGAAGCAATGAAATTTAAGCTGTTTGGGCTTGAAAATCTTATCTCAATTAAGAAACGTTACTTCTTCGATGGCTTGCATCGGCGATTAAAACTGATCCAAACTATTGTTAATATTAAAGGCGGTAATTCAGATGTTGATGGTTGTGATATCTCGTTGACGCCTAATATTCCGGTTAACTTGTCTGATGTAGTTAATAACATTAAGAATGCTGACGGTATTCTTCCTCGCAAGATTACTTATAGTTGGCTTCCGCAAGTTGGAGATGTTCAAGAAGTTATTGATGAAATGGCTCAACAAGACGCTGATAACATCAGAAAGAATCAGCAAGCGTTACAGCGACAAGATCCAGACCGTTTAGAATTGGAGGATAGCCAAGATGATTCGAGTGAAGATTCAAAAGGAACCAGCCAAGACGATAATCAAAGCAAGCGGACACGCTGAGTATAGTGTAAAAGGCTCTGATATCGTCTGTGCTTCGTTTTCTACCCTTTTAACTCATACAGTTAATAATTGTACTAACGTGGCTGTAAATGATAAGAATGGAACTCTAACGGCTGTATTTGCAAATAGTGAACGCATTGAAAATAAAACTTTGCTAAATGCGTTTGAAAGCACAGTTAATCAGCTTGTGGAACAATACGGTCAATACATCACTGTTTTGTAGGTGAAAGCCTATGAAAGTTGATAAAAATAAATTCAACTATTGGCAATTGCGAGACTTGCAAGATGAACAAAAGAACCAGGATGAAGCAACTAAACGCCTAAAAGTTATTAATGTGGCATATCAGAAAGCACAAGCATATTTGAGTGACGAGGTCCGAAAGATCTATCGTCGCTATTTTTATGCTGACATTACTGCTGATGAAGTTGCAACAATCATGTCTTCGCACATCTCACCATCTGAGCTGGTAACCTTACAAGCATTAGCAAGCAATATTGTTGATAAAGAAAGTAAGAAGGCTATCAATGATTACTTAAATCAATTAGCCGCTAAGAGCAGAATTACTCGACTAGAAGAGCTACAAGTTAAAGCGTATATTGCTGCTAAAAATGCTGGAGACGTTGAATTAGATCAGAATATTAAATTGCATACTGATGTGATGAAAAGAACTTGGTCCGAAGTTGAAAAGCAAGGAGCAGTATATGATAAAGCAAAAGATTACAAGCTCCCTAATAAAACAAAACCAGCCTTAGAATTCAAAGAAAACAAAATCGTTATCAAGAACTCCAAGACTGATAAGAAGGTTGCAACAGTATCGATGGAACAAGACGTACCGAAGTCGAAAATTACTGAGATACCTAATCGTTATGTAGAAGCAGCATTAAGTACCCGGTGGGAAGGAAAAAACTTTTCATCACGTATTTGGGATAACACTAATAAGCTTGCTGAACGGTTGCAAGAATTGTTTACGGCTAAAGAGTTAAGTGGAATGTCTGAACGAGAAATGATTAAGCAAATTGAAGATGAATTTAATACAAGTCGTTTCAATGCTAGTCGATTAATCAGAACCGAAGCTAATTATTTTTACTCTAAGGTAAAGCTTGATAGCTGGAAGAAACGGGGAGTTAAGCAATATCAGTTAATTGCTGTTCTTGATAGTCGAACCAGTAAGATATGTCGAGCAATTAATAATAAAGTGTTTAACGTATCTGATGCAGTTATTGGTAAGAACATGCCCCCTTTGCACCCGTTTTGTCGAACTGTACCTGTAATTTATCTAGGTAATAACAAATTTTGACCTAAGCACGTCATGAAACTACTTCAATAATTGAATACGTGTGTGGGCTTGAAGACACACTTTTAGAAGTCACTGTGTAGAAATATGGAGTGGCTTTTTTCGTGCAGTCATAAATTCAAGTGTGCATGGGTAGAAAGGATTATATCTATGGAAAAAGTAAAGTTTTATAGCAATTTGCTAAAGCTGAACTTACAGCGGTTTGCAGATGAAGGACAAGATGGAGAAGGAGGTGCTGATACAGGAAACGAAGCAACGGATACTAATGATGATTCTGATACGCAAAATAAGCCTTTCATGACGTTCCAGACCCAGTCAGAATTGGATTATTATTTTGATAAGAAGTTAGACAAGGCATTAGGGACTGCTAAGGCTAACTGGGAAAAGGAACAAAGCGATAAGGCAAAGAAAGCTAAGGATCGCAAGAACATGACCGAAGAAGAACGACGTGAGGATGACTTCAAGCAACGGGAAGAAGCTTTATCTGCTCGTGAAGCTGATGTTACTAAGCGTGAAAATCGGAGTAAGCTTGCTTCTCGTTTGGTTGATGATGGTTTGCCAACTGGGTTAGTTGATGTCTTTGATGATGTTCTAGCTGATGAAGGCAATATGAACGAAACATATGAACGGGTAAGCGAAGTATTTCGTAGCGCCGTTCATGATGCCGTTGAAACTCGCTTAGCACAAGGATCGCGAACGCCTAAGAGTACGGATGATGATTTGACTCATAAATCGGCTGGTGAACTTTATGCTGAAAAGGCTAATAGTGCTAATAAATCTGAAAGTGATTTCTGGAAATAAGAAAGGAGAATGACAATTAATGTACACACGATTTCAAGATGGTAAGCGATTAAACTTCCTTGCTTCTGAGAAGTTCACTGCTTTCCCTGAAACAATTAACAAGGACAATTACAATGTCCAAACTGATGACTTAGGACGCAAGTATGTACCTGCTGGGACAGTATACCCAACGAATGATGCAAAGGCGGTTGGAATTACTGTTAATGATGTATATGTATCAGAAGATGGTTCTAATCAAATGGTGGCTGTTATGCGTGAAGGTTGGGTATTAAGTCAACGATTAACTCCAACTCCATCAGCAGATGCAATTAAAGCAATGACAGCAATTCACTTTAAGGATTTAGACACGACTGCTGATACTACTACCCCAGCAGATCCAAAAGCGTAGTGAGGAGGAGATAATAGATGAATAAGCAAACACTTAAGCTAGATTTACAACGTTTTGCCACACCAATTCTTGATATGTTCGATCAGAATACGGTGCTTGATTATACTCGTAATCGTCAATATCCAGATATGTTAGGTGATACTTTATTCCCAGCAACTAAGGTTCCAACACTCGAAGTTGATATCTTAAAAGCTGGTAGTCGTGTCCCAACAATTGCTAGTTATTCAGCCTTTGATGCCGAAGCCGAAATCGGTAGTCGTGAAGCAAGTAAGATGACTGCTGAATTAGCATACGTAAAGCGCAAGATGCAAATTACCGAAGAAATGCTAATTAAGTTACGTTATCCACGCAATAATGCCGAAGCTAACTACTTAAAGCAATATGTGTTCAATGATATTGACGCAATGGTTCAAGCGGTCAAGGCACGTGGCGAAAAGATGACAATGGAAATGTTTGCCACTGGTAAGATTACTGATAAGGACAACGGGATTTCCATTGATTATCAAGTTCCAAAAGAGCATCAAACTGCATTAGCAAGTAATACTACTTGGGATAGCGGTAGTGCTTCAATCATTGAAAACTTACAAGATTGGTCTGATAAGCTCGACATTACCCCAACGCGTGCATTGACCTCTAAGAAGGTATTACGGACATTAATGCGTAGTACTGAAATTAAGGAAGCAATCTTTGGTAAAGATACCGGTCGGGTTGTTGGTCAAGCTGATTTAGATCAGTTCATGGTTGCTCAAGGACTTCCGGTTATTCGTGCATATGCTGGTAAGTATCGTGAGGAAGATGCTAAGGGTAAAGTTAAAACACAAACATACTTCCCAGAAGATCGGATCGTTCTCTTTAATGATGAAGTGCCAGGTGAAAAGATCTATGGCCCAACTCCAGAAGAAAATCGCTTAATCTCAACTAATGCACAAGTATCAGAAGTTGGTAATGTTATGGCTAAGATTTATGAATCCGGCGAAGACCCAATTGGAACTTGGGTATTAGCAGCGGCAACCATGCTTCCATCATTTGCTAGCGCTGATAATGTATACCAAGCTAAAGTCCTTTAATTAATTGGAGGTGCTGAATGTGGATCAAGTGGCCGAAATGGTTCCATCCGTAAGTGCTCGTTTAAAAGTTACGGATGATGAATTGATTAAGGAGCTAGTAGAAGAAGCAAATGCTCAGGTGCTAGATTATACGGGTCAAAAAGAATTAGTTGGTAACATGAGTGTGTATGTTAAAAAGTTGGCAGTCATTAACTACAATCGCTTAGGCCTTGAAGGTGAAACTCAACGATCAGAAGGTGGCGTTACTAATTATCTCGAGACTGGTGTTCCAAAAGATATTCGACAAGGATTAAACCGCTATCGAATTGCTAAGGTGACGAAGCTATGAGATTAAAAGAAAGTGATCTCACAACCGTTTATCTTAAAGCACCAATGAATACTCAAGATGATGAAGGCTATAGCATTTCTGGCTGGGGTGATCCACAACCAATTAGGATGAATGTTCAATCAGCTGGTGGTGCGGTCAATGCTCAGATCTATGGAAAAGATATTAAATATATCAAAACATGTAAGTATCAAGGAGATTTACTTTCAGAAGGGCACGGTGAAGGCTTTGGCATTTGCCTAAAAGTTCCGAGTTCTAGTGATCCTGATTATAAGATTACGGCTATTCAAGAGTTTTCTACTCATAAAAACGTTACTTTGGAACGTATCAAGAGGGATGAACAAAATGATTGAATGTGAGATTGTGGGGCTCAATGAGTTAAAAACTAAGCTACGAAAACTTCCTCAAGTTGTAGCGGATGCAACTGCCAACGGCCAAGAAACGGCAATTGAACAAGCCGAAGCCTACGCGGTTCAAAAGTTACAATCTAGTATCAAATATTCTACTGGTGAACTTGCCCGTAGCTTTAAGCATGAAGTAAAAGTCGATGGGGATGAAATAGTTGGTCGTTGGTGGAATTCGTCAATGATTGCTATTTTCCGTGAGTTTGGTACTGGTAAGGTTGGTGAACAATCTAGCAAGCAGCTTCCACCTAATGTGGCAATTGTTTATCGCCAAACTCCCTGGTACATTCCAGCTGAGGAAGTTGATATTGACCTTACAAAAATCTATGGAATTCCAAAGGTTAAGATTAAAGACAAGTATTTTTATCGAACCAACGGCCAACCAGCAAGACAATTTATGACACCTGCTGCTAACAGAATAGCTAAGGAAGCACCTGGGATTATAAAGAAATCAGTTGACCAAGAGCTTCGTGATAAATTAGGTGGTTAAATGGAAATCTACAATGTTAAAGCACTGGTATATAAGACGTTGAAGTCTATTCCAGAATTAAAGATTGTCTCGCCGTCTTATCCTGATAAATTCACGGCATTTCCAATTGCTATCTATTCAACAACTCAGTCTTCTTATATACGTAATGCCTACCAAGAAGAGACTGATACAGAATGGAAGATAACAATTGATTTGTACAATGATAAAGGTTCTTTAACGCAAATAAAAAATAAGCTCATTGCTAAGTTTTCGGCAATGGGCTTTTCTAATAACATTGGTGATCAAGATTTAAATGGAATAACACGTGTTGTGCTTGTCTTTACAGGAATTGTAGATAACACAAGTAAGCGTGTATACCAGAAAGGATGAAATTATGAAGAATGTAAAATTATATAGTGACGCATTAAAGTTAGATCTACAACGTTTTGCTATCGATAGTTCAGAAGGTCTGGTTGGTACTGGTACCAAGCTTGAACGTTCAGAAGATGGTTCTACATGGGAAGAAATTGCGGATATTAAGACCATCCCAGAATTAGGTGGGGATACTGAAAAGGTTGATGTTACTACTTTGGCTGATGACCGGCGGAAGCAAGTTGAAGGAATTCAAAACGCTTCTAACGTTCAGTTCCAAGCTGTGTACAAGGGTGCTAGTTTTGCCAAAGCTTTGCAACAAGCTGGTGATCGTAAACAATACCAATGGAAGGTTACTTATCCAGATGGAATGACTGCTACAATGCGTGGTTCATACAACATCAAGTTTGCAGCGGTTGCAGTTAACGGGGCATTAGGTTACACAATTACTATTACTGTATCTGATGGTCCACACTTCACTGCTGCACCAGGTAGTGATACACCAAAAGGCTAGTTTATTAATAAACGTGGGTTCGATTCCCACGTTTATCTTTAGTGACAAATAAAAATTAAAGGAGAATTTATTCATATGACAACTACTGTTAAGAAAGCAACAAAGACAATGCAATTAGGTGATTTGGAACTTGACTTAAAGCTTGGCGGTCGTGAGGTATTTAAGATTGAACGGCGACTTGGTAAGTCTATGTTGTCCTTATTTATGGACTCTCAAGGTGGAAATAAGCTACCTCCAGTTAATGAAATTCTGATCGTACTACAAGGCGCTAATCAAAATCATGGCGTAACTGATAAACGAGTATTGAACGCCTTTGAAAAGTACTTAGATGATGGTAATACCACGATGGATCTCTTTAATGCATTGATGGAACTATTTGAAGCATCCGGTTTTTTCGGCAAAAAGAAGAAGTCATCGAAGACCAATTCGGAATCGGACGAAGTGACATTAGATCCAGTGGAAGCGCCCCAAGATCAGTTGCTGTAAACGAAAAAAATTACGATACAGTATCAGATTTATTCAAAGATCTTTACCCAATCGCTGTTGAATCAGGGATAGACGCTGATCATTTCTGGGATTTAGACTTTGCGGAAATCATGACGCAAATTGCCGCTAACAGGAAGCGAGAATTAAATGATTTACGTGCCAAAGCATATATGGATCACCGTTTAAGTGAATTGGTAGCATTTGCGGTTAATGATCCTGCTAAGATGCCTAAGCTAGAAGAAGCTTATCCGTTTGTTAAGGATAATATGAACCAGATAGATCGGCCATCTGAAAAAGAGCCAGATTGGAAGAGAGATCAAGCTATTCTTATGCAACAAGCTCAACGGATTAGACAATTCAATAAAGACAAAGGAGGAGGTGAATAGTAATGGACTTGGAAGAACTTGAGTTAAGATTTAGAGCTAATTATGGGGATGTGCTCCAGAAAATGGATGAGTTGACTAGTCTCATCGGTCAAAAGACTAACGATATGCAAGTCAAAATCCAAAGCAACTTGGACCGTATTCAACAGAACATGAACGACAATGCTTCTAAAGCAAATGAGAAAGCCAAAGAAGAAGTTCGTCAACGTGAAGAAACTGAAAATTCTAAGCAAAAATCTATTGAGCGTACAGCTAGCGTTCAAGATGATGCAACTAATAGGATTATCGAAGGAAACAAGGCGCAAGCTGAAAGTTCCAAAGAAGCTGTTAACGAATCAGAAAAAAGCTTGGATAGTTTGACAGCGCGTCTACAAGAAGCATCTAACATGCAACAACGAATTGCTCAACAAACTAAGGTAGCTCGTGAAACTGTAGGTGATATTCCTGTTAAACAAGCTCAACAAGAAGTACGTCCTAAAGAAAAGCCTAGACCAAGAATAAAAAACTCAAGCTTCGATGACTACCAAGAAAAAAGAATTCAGAGCTATATGCCTAAAAGGCCGGTTGATTTAGGGATTGATGATGAAATTCAAGCGGAAGTTTCCCGAGCTAAGAAGGAAATTGATGGTCTTGTATCCCACATTAACGAAAAAATGCAACAGGCGCAATCGATGCGACGTAGAATAGCAACATTGATGGCTAGCAGAGATAACCTTGATATGAGCAAACAAGGCAGTCAGGTTAGAGCAATGCGACTTGATGACCAGATTGCTAATGCACAAGTCAAGATGGAACGTTATCAGAACCAAGCCAAAGCCCTTGCACAAGAAATGTCGCAAGAGCTTAATACTATTCCAAATTCACTCAAACGTATTGAACGTGAGATGGATCAAACAGAAGGCAAGATTGAACGAATTAGGCGTACTATTGCGGAAACCAAAGCACAAGATGCTGTTCTTGGTAGATCATCTGGCGATAATAAAGAACTTAAAGAAGCCGAAGCAGAGTATAAACGTCTTGTAAATCGAAGTAATGAATTAGCTAAGGCTTATAGTTACGTTAGTTCTCGTGGAGATGAATTACGAAACGCTTCTTCAAGAGTGAACACTACACTAGCTCAAGAAGGTAACACCGCATCAAATACAAGTTCACGGCTTAGTCGGTTACGAAATACAATTTCGAACGTCACCTCGTCATTTAGACGCATGGGCGATAGTGGCAGTTCTTCAATGAGAAGAGCTGGTACAAGCGCTTCTTTACTCAGTGAACGATTAAAGGGTGTCAAGATGGCAATGAGCATGTTAGCTAGCCAGTTAATTGTGTTTACGCTACTGTATCAAGGGATTATGATGCTTGCTCAGGGAATGGGGTCAGCATTGATGACTAACCGACAATTTGCAAGTAGCTTTAATGCAATTAAGGTTAATTTGCTGACTGCTTTCTATCCAATTTATAGCTATGTTTTACCAGCGATTAACGCGCTAATGAATGCCTTACGTAAAGCGACTGGTTGGATTGCTCAATTTACTTCTGCTTTAACTGGTATGAGTCTTTCTGGTGCTCGTAGCGGGGCCCAAGGACTTTATAGCCAAGTCCGTGCGATGAACGATACTTCAAAAGCGGCAAGTAAAGCTAGTGATGCGGTCAAGAAGCAACAACAGGAACAAGCGAAAGCAGTTCAACGTGCTAATCAACAAATTGCCGAAGCTAACCGTCAAGGTGCAGCGGCAGTAGCGGCTGAAAACGAAAAGATTAAAGCTGCTAACGAACAAGCTAAGAAAGCCTTTGAAGATACTAAAAAGGCAAACGAAGACCTCCAAGCTTCTTTGATGGGCTTTGATGAACTTAATGTTCTTGATAATAACAAGAATAACCAAGATAATGGCACCTTTGAAGCTCAACCACTAGAGAAATTTACTCCACAGCAAAAGCAAGATACACCAGTCTTTGATGATCCTGGTATTGATGATGGTAGAGCAGGTGATGAAGGCGATCCAGGCCTTGACTGGAATGTCCCGTTAGAAGCTTCTCAAAATGCAATTGATGCAGCTAATAAGGTTAAAAAGGTTTTAGGTGAAATCTTTGATCCAATGAAAAAAGCTTGGGACGAAAAAGGCCAAGCTGTTGTTGATGCTGCTAAGTATTCATGGAAAGAAATTAAACGTCTATTAGGTGGTGTAGGTAATTCATTCTTACATGTCTGGGATAACGGTACCGGGCAAAAAGTAATGGAGAACTTATTGCAACTATTAGCGGATATGCTGAATATTATTGGCGACATTGCGAGGGCATTTGCTGAAGCATGGGAAGAAGGTGGACGAGGGACAAGGTTTATTCAAACAATTTTTGACTCGTTGAATAACATTCTTGTTGCTATCCACCACATAGCTGAATCATTTCGTGAAGCATGGAATACTGGTGATCTTGGTAAAAGGATTTTTGCTAATCTCTTAGATTTGGCTACTAACCTAGTTAAATTTATTGGCGATATTGCTAAAGCCTTTGATGAAGCATGGCAACACGGCAATAACGGTACAAGATTATGGCAAGCTTGGCTTAATGCGCTTAATAATATCCTTAGAATTTTTAAAGATATGGTTGGGTCCATTGATGAAGCGTGGAATCGCTCAAAATTAGGTATTTCAATCTGGAGCCATCTTATTGAAATTGTAACTGGTGTTGGTAACACAATTGGTAACTTAGCTAGTCAATTCGACAAAGCATGGCGACATGGGAATGTTGGAACATCTATCTTTAAGACTTTGCTGGGTATGGTAGATGATATGCTTAATGCCTTAAGTGATATGGCAAATTATACTGCCAATTGGGCTAAGAAGCTTGATTTCACACCATTACTCCAGTCAATTGATAACCTGTTAAAAGCTATTCGCCCAGTAACTAAGGATGTATGGGATGGTCTAGCTTGGGCTTACAAGAATGTTTTGCTTCCATTGGCTGGGTTTACGATCACGAAATTACTACCTGACTTCTTTGATCTATTAGCAGCATCACTTAAAGTCGTACATAGCGTGATTAAAGCAGCCGGTCCAGTATTCGAATGGTTTTTTGATGATTTTCTTAAACCGTTAGCCAAGATTACGGGATTTGCTATTGTCGGAGCATTAAAGCTGTTAACTGGTGCACTTGAATTACTGTCCGATTGGATTGATAAACATCAAACGGCAGTTAAAATAATGACTACCACTTTGCTTACGTTATTTAGCATTAAAGTAGCAGGAAAAACTATTTCTGGCATCAAAGACTTTATCGATACGCTTAAGATATTAACGATGCTTAAGTTTGACAAGTTAAAGGCTGGTACCAAGTATGCTGACGATCTTTTAGGCACAGTAATTGAGTTTGGTAAACATCCAATAACTAAGATTCAGGAACTTGCCAAAGTTAGTTTTAATAATATTAAAACAGGCTGGAGCAATGCCACAAAGTTATGGAACGAAGTCAACAAGAAATGGCAAAGCACTAATCTTGCTAAGACTGACTTTCTTAAATCGGCTAAGTCTTCTATTAAGTCTGGCGAACCAATGAAGCTTGGTCAAAAGTTGGGTATCGGTTTATCAACCGCCATGATTGCTGTAACTTCTGGAATTGATATTTATAAAGGTATCAAAGCTAAGAACAAAGAAACTAAATTTAAAGATTTTGGTTCTGGTATCGGTGGAGCTATTGGTGGCGGAATTGGACTTTTCTTTGGTGGTCCGATTGGTGCTGCTATTGGTCAACAAATCGGTTCATTTATCGGTAAATGGGGTGGCATTGGAGCCTCTAAGTTTGGCGATGGATGGTCTAAATATGGCAAAGGTAAAAAGCCCAAGGATTGGGTTGAAGCTATTGGCTTTAAATCACATGAAATCCTAGATAACTTTACGTCTTGGGCTAAACAAGTTGGACCAAATATCAGTAACTATATTGGCAAGAGTAAGAAAGATATTGAAAAAGCTGGTAAGAACATCGGCAAATGGACTACTGGTTTTATCAGCGATACTCAAAAAACATTGAAGAAGTGGGCTTCGGGTATCGGAACTAACTTCAATAAAGATGTTGAAAAGAGTAAGAAGCTCGCAATTGCAGGTAGCAATAAGCTTAAATCTTGGACTACTGGATTCGTTGCTGATGCCAAGAAAAATATTAAATCCTGGGCGCAAAAGATTGGTTCAAATATCAATACGGATGTGGAAAAGGGTAAGAAATTTGCCAAGCAGGCTGGTAGTAAGATCAAGGACTGGACAACAGATTTCATTGGTAATGCCAAGAAAAAGGTCCATAGTTGGTCATCACAAATTGGCTCTAACATCAACGACAGTGTTGAAAATGGTCAATCAATGGCCAAAAATGCTGGTGAGAAACTCAAATCTTGGACAACAGACTTTAGAGAATCTGCTAGTGGTCTTGTACGCCAATGGGCTGAACGCTTAGGTGACCATATTAATAACGGCTCTGAATCTTCACGCTCAGGTTCTGTTAATGCTGGTAATAAATTATCTGAATGGACCAGAAGTTTCTTTAATGATGCCAATAGTAGCATTCATAATTGGGCTGGTAATTTAGGCGGTCACGTAGGCAATGGTATTAGTGGTGCCTATAACGCTGCTAAAAATGCTGGTGAGCGTTTAGGAAGTTGGGTTTCAAGTTTTAGAGACGGCACTTCAAGGACGTTAGGTTCTTGGGCTGGAGGACTAGGTAGCACTATTGGTAATGGTATTACTAGTGGTTTGCAAAGCATTAGGAATGCTATTAGTCGTGTTGTTGATGCAATGGTTAGACCTGTTCAAAAAGCAACCGATAAAATCCGCGAAGGAATTAACTGGGTATTAGGGAAGCTTGGCGGTGGTTCTGTTGGTTGGGGTTACTTTAACTGGAACGCCTACAAAACAGGGACACAAAATCATCCAGGTGGATTAGCATTAGTTAATGACCAAGATGGTGATATTTACCGAGAAAGTTATGAACTCCCTAATGGTGAGCAAGGACTATTCCCTGCTAAACGTAATTTCTTAACTTACTTACCAGCCGGTACAAAGGTTAAAACTGCTACGGATACTGCTAATGAACTATCAGGTATGGTTCCTAAATATGCTGGTGGGATTGGTAGCTTTAATTTTGACTTTAGTGGAATTAGTCGAGCACTTAGCAGTTTAAACTTTGGCGGCCTTTTTAGCGGTATTGGTGGATTCTTTGATGCTGCAATGGATGAACTTGAAAACGTTACAGATGACATTGCTCATCCTGAAAAACTTGTTAACTATATTGTCGATAAGTTTGTGACCTATGATTGGGGAGCAGGTGAGGTACCACTAAAACTCGCCAAGGGTGCTGTTAACGAAGAAAAGAAGGGTATGATGAACTGGGCCCGGAAGGTGATTGACCAATTCGGTGGTGCAACTCATCAAACCGGACCAGGTGCGGAAGGTTGGCGTAGCGCTGTTAAAAAGGCGTTACGCAAGAACGGCTTACCTGCTAGTGCTGCTTATGTAAACGCTTGGGTTCGTCAAATTCAAACTGAATCAGGCGGTAACGAACGTGCTGTTGGTGGTAACGATGGCTTAGCTGACGGAAACGCAACTGGTCTTTTACAAACGAAGCCAGGAACATTTAATGCTTATGCTTTCCCTGGTCATCACAACATCATGAAGGGTTACGATAACATGCTTGCCGCTATTAATTATGCTAAGCATCGTTATGGTTCTTCAATGCTGGCAGTTATTGGTCACGGACATGGTTATGAAGACGGGGGTTTAATTTCTAAACATGGTTTTTATGAAATCGGTGAAGGCGATAAGCCTGAAATGGTTATCCCGCTAATGAACCGTGAACTAGGTCTGCAACGGATTAACGAAGCAATTGCATTTATGAATCGGAACTTTGGTGGAGGATTACAACTTCCAACAGCTCTCTCAAATAATGCGATTACTCCACATTCTATGTATGCTGAATCTTCAGCAAGCAATGATGCAACAATGCAAACTGGCGGATTCAAAGAAATGAGTACCAACCTAGTAAATGCCATTGTTCAAGCATTACAAATGCAAAATGCTACCAACAATAGTAATCAACCAGTTGATTTACACTTAACCGTTAAGATTGGTGATGAGTCATTTGGCGAACATGCTATTAAAGGAATTAATGCGGTAAATCAAAAGAATGGTAGAAATATGTTAAATATCTAAGGAGGAGATGAATGTTTGTATTCTCTAAAAATTTCTGGGACAGTGGTTAATCCGGCCCCACAAACAATGCAAGTTGCTATTCAAGATATTGATGCAAAGGCGACCCGTGATGCGCAAGGGCTTTTACATCGTGATCGAGTAGCGACTAAAAGAAAAATAACATTAACTTTTGGTGCTTTAACAGTAGCCGAATGTTCAAAGATTTTGGATTCTGTTAAGGCCGAATTTTTTAGTGTTGAATATTTAGATCCAGTAGACGGGCAAGTACGATCAGGGACGTTTTATGTTGGTGACCGAACAGCGCCCGTTTATTCATTTGTAGGATCATTACCGGTTTGGAAAGGTTTGTCTTTTGATCTGATTGAGCAATAAGGAGGTGATTAATTAGTGTTAACACAATCAAAAGAAGTTCAAAATGCTTGGCGAGCTTCACAGCGAACTTTGGATATTAAAGTTACGATTGATGGTAAAACATATGGTGCAACTGATATTAATAGTTTGAAGTATGATTCCGGAGCTTATAACGGTGATACGTTTGCAATTGGGTCTACGTATTCAAACACTGTTCAGATTGAATTTTCTCATCTTGTTGAGGGGTTGAAGCTGGGAATGGAGGTTCATCCTAGCATTGGAATAAAAACGTCTAGCGGTTATGTTTATGAACCGTTGGGCGTTTTTATTATCTCCAGTGAAATCAAGATGGACCGAAATAATAATCTTACGACTGTTAGTGCTAGTGATCGTTTCTGTGGCTTAGAGGGAACTTATGTATCTAAACTAACGTACCCAGCTAAAGTATTAGATGTCATTGCGGAGATCTGTGCTCAATCAGGTGTTAAGGCTAATACTGATGATTTAGCACGTCTTCCGCACCAAGCAGATTTGCCAGCTCCAATCACTGGTCAGAGCTACCGCAAAGCACTTGGCTGGATTGCTCAATTGTATGTTGGTTATGCTCTGTTTGATCGACAAGGTTTATTTACAATTCGGACAATTTCTGAACCAAACTATGAATTAGATCCTAGTCAATATGAACAAGCAGGACTAACGAAGAATGAAGCTGCCTATAAGATTAATGGTATTCAATGCCAAGTCACTCTTACTACTAAAACTCGTGATGGTGAGAGTACAGAAGAAACCAAGAATTATCAAGCTGGAGATGCTACTGGTTCTCAGATTAAACTCGAAAATAATATCATGACTCCACAACGGCTCAATGATATTTGGGAGCAATTGAAAGACATAACTTTTTACCCGTTCAGTCTGAATTGGTTTGGTAATCCTGCTGTTGAAGCGGGGGATTGGCTACGACTAGAAGATAAACAGGGAAATTCTTTTGTTGTTCCAAACAGTAGCTACACTCTTGATTTTAATGGTGGGCTTTCTGCAACTTCAAAAGCTGATCAGACAACTTCTTCTGATCAAATGGTTCCTTGGCAAGGTAGTGTTGCTCAAACAATTAAAGAATTACAACTTAGAAGATTACCAGATGGGACGGTTGTGTTTCCGCCAAGCGTAACAGAACCACCAACCAACGCTAAGTTCAATGATGTTTGGTTTAAGAAGAATGGTAATTCAACCGAACTTTGGATATTTGAAAAGCAAGATGATGGGGCCGGTAAATGGATTCGTAAAGATTTATCTGATGACGAGATAAAGAAAAAGGTTGCGGACGCTCAACAAGGGCTTAACCAAGCCAAAGCAGATATTATCGCCAATAAGCAGAAAGCCGATGCCGATGTTGAGAACCTCAATAAATCGATTGAGGACAATAAAAAAGTTGCCGATGAAAGCTTACAAAAGCTAAACGATTCGGTAACTAATCTGCAAGGTCAATATGATAACAGTATTGTTCCTAACTTGAATAAGGTAATGGCTGATGCGTCTGATGCATTGCAAAAGTATATCGCTGCTCAAAATTCAATTGCTGATTTAACCAAGCAAGCACAACAACAGGGTAAAGATATTGCTGATGTGTCTAATACGGTTAAAGGCTTGAACATTAATTATGCCAACTTAGCAGGAGATGTTAATTCCACCAAAGTAGACGTAAAAGGTCTTCAAACTACTGTTGGTACTGCTAACGGCGATATTGCCCAGTTAAAGCTTGATGCACAGAACCTCCAAACAATGTTGGCTGGTAAAGTTGATAATACTACCTACACGAACTTTGTTAATCTGACTAATCAAGCCTTGCAAGCTAAGTTAACTGCTAGTGACTTAAACGGCTATGCTAAGACGACCGATGTACAGGCTACGGCTAATGGATTGAAGCTTAATATTGATAGTGTTACTGATCGGATAAATAATTTGAGGATCGGAAGTAGAAATTTACTTCATGATACTAGCGATCAATATAAAACTTTAATTAATGATAATGGTGGAGGCTGGTTACAGAAAACTACCGCCTCTACGAATATGACTTCGGTTGCTAATTATCATTCTGGTGATCAATTCACTTATGCGGCCACTGTGAACAATACAAGTAGTCAATCAGTTCAATTAGAGATTCAGCAATTTGATCAAAATTATAATGGAATAGTAGGAACACAAAGCTCACCTATTCCTGTAGGTACCAAAAATTATAGAGCATCTATGAATGTTCAACTTGATGAAAATACACGATTCGTTTCAACTTGGCTAATATTTCAAGGCGGCAATGGAGCGCAAGGTGAACAGATTCAGGTTAAAGATGAACGATTAGTGTTCGGAACTGTTTCCAATACTTGGTCTCCTAATCCAGATGATACCGAACATAGTTTAACTGGGCTATCAGCTCGAATTACTGCTAACTCACAACAATTTAGTTCTTACTACACTAAGTCTGAAACTGATAATAAGGCCGATGCTGCTAAGAACGATGCTGTTAATACTATTAAGAATGATGGCAATTGGCAAGGGCTAAGTAATATTCTTACTAATTCAGGATTTCTACAGACCGCTGATGGCTTTATGCAGAAGGTCCAACAGACCACTATTCCAATATTCAATGGTGGTGGAGTGAATTTAGTTCAAGGCACAGCAAAATTTAACTTTCCACTTCAAAGCAATGGTGGAGTACAATCGTTGCAAAAATACGATAATGAAACAAATTATATTCAGCATACTGCTAGTCAACCAAGTTTTATCGGTCCTTGGTTTGGAACATTTACTCCAGAAATAGGAAAAACGTATACAATTTCTGCTGATGTTGCAGGTAATGGCTATATCACAGGAGCTATATTCAGCTATGAAGGAAATGATTCTAGTACTTTGAATAGGGTTGATTTAACTGATAATTGGCAAAGAATATCAAATACAATTCATGTTAATAAAATTAGTGGAAACTGGGTTATTTATGCAAGCAATTCAACGCTGTTAAAAATTAAGCACGTCAAAATTGAAGAAGGATATGTGGCTACTCCTTGGTCGCCATCTCCTTTTGATTTAGCCACTCAAGTTTCGTTTTCCGAACTATCACAATCATTAGATGGGTTGCGTTCAACAGTTGGTAGTAATTATGGAAACTTGCAGTCACAGATTAGCCAGAGTTCATCTACTGTTCGTACTGAACTTATAGATAAAGTCAATGGTGTACAAAATCAATTAACTTCTACAGCTGATAGCTTAAGTCTTAAAATTACAAATTTGAAAATAGGCGCTCGTAATCTTCTTCATAATACGAGTGACCAATATCGAACATTAACTGGCGATGGTTGGATGGGAGTTCACACAAGCTCTGATGAGTATACCTCAGTTGCAAGTTATCATAATGGAAGTTTGTTTACATATGCGGCGACGATTAGTAATACTTCTGATGTTCCGGTGGAATTACAAGTCTGGCGATGTGATCAAAATAAAAATAGATTAACAAACGGAAGGTTAGGAATATCTGCCTATGTTTATCCGGGTCAAAAAGATGTCCGTGTCTTCCTTACGGGTTCAATAGACAATAATACATGGTACTTGCAATCAGCAGTTTATTCATCGGATGGCCAAAGTGGGCAACATACTATTCAAGTTAAAGATGAAAGATTAGTTGAAGGTGCATATGCAGGAACATGGTCATCAAACCCTAACGATGTTGCTAAAAATATTATTGACTTGAACGCCACTCTTCAAGGTTTACAATCTACTGTTTCAGGTAACTACGGAAATCTTCAATCACAAATTAATCAAACAGCTACAACGCTCAGAGGAGAAGTAACTGATAAAGTTAATGGATTGCAGGGTCAAATCACGACCCAAGCTAATAACATTAATTTGATGCTTGGAACAGCAGGTGACTTATCAAATATTTGCCGTAATCCAACATTTGATAATCATGATGGTTGGACAGATAGTGTTCACGTAGAAAGCAACTGGTCAGAAATACCAACAAAAAATTGTGGTGTGCTATTTACTCGTGATGGTTACTACGGCAAAGAGTTTACGGTTGTTCCTGGGGACAGGTATTACACAAGTGTCTTTGCTAATAATCAGAATGATGGTGATTTCGTTCTTGGTCTTCACTTCAAGATGAAAGATGGCAGTGATCAATGGTTAAGCGGTTCACGGATTGGTGCGCGGGAATGCCGACAAGCATTAGGTTCAATTACGGTTCCTGATAATGCTGTTACTGCAAATATTTGGGCTTCAATTCAAAAGCTTGATAACTTTGGTTTTACTCGTTTTACCAACGTAATTGTAAAGAAAAACGATACTCTCGCTCAAATCAACATGTCCGCCGGTACAACGTTAATCCAAAATGACAAAATCTACATGGATGCCAGTTCAACTATTTTTAGTGGTAATGCATTTATCCCAAGTGCAGCTATTACTTCACTTAATGCAGATAAGATTACTGCCGGAACAATTAATGGTGCAAAAGTTAATGTCATCAACCTGAATGCAAATAACATTACTGCCGGAACATTAAGAGGTAGCAATGGTGAATTTTATTTAGATAGTGGAGCACTCCATGTTTGGCAAAATAATCATGATGCTTGGATTGATCAGAACGGAATTCATGATTATGACAATCAAGGTAATAATATTTGGATTTCAAGAGGGTCTATTAGCGCTTATGGTAATTCAAGTGGAGCTTACCTTTTTGATGGGGGCTTGTATCTTCACAAAAGCCAGTCTCTTTCAGATGCTGTTTTAGATCCAGATTATGGAAGTATTACTAAGAGTGATAACATTGTATCTTTTGGAACATCAGGTTTAGATATAGAAGGTAAGGATGGATTTCTACTTAGAACTCATGGTTGGAACGATCAAACATTATCTTATTTAAATGGGAATGAAATTATTGGTGCTGGTATTGCCGGTAAAAGCGATGGCTTTATAAATATCGCTGCAAAAAAGCAACTTTTTCTTTATGCTGGTGAACCAATTCAAAATAATAACTTAAAAACAATACCTAATTTAGTGTTGGATGGAACATATCAAAATGGTCAAACAGTTTTAAAAGGTACTTTCTCACAATATTTCTTTCAAGGACCATCGAGTGGCTTTTCTGGGGGAATAACATTACAAGATGAATTTGTTAATGTAGGAAGCTTAAATGGGAAAAATTATTTTTCTATTAATAGTGATGGAGCAATTACTATTACAGCTAATGGTAAAAGTATCTTATCGTTAAATGGATTATTTCCTGGGGTTAATAGTGATTTTAATGTTAGAGGTAATTTTGCGGTTACTGGTTCAAAGAATGCCATAGTTCCAACATCGCGAGGGATGACAGCTATTAACGCCTATGAAACCGCCGAATATTACTTTGGAGATATTGGAGAAACACAAACTAATAGTAATGGTGTAGTTACTGTCATGATTGATCCTTACTTTTTAGAAACAGTTAATACATTAGTGCCATACCAAGTATTTCTAACTTCATATGGCGATGGAAACGTGTGGGTTTCTTCGCGTTCAGCAAATAATTTTACAGTTAAATCTAGCAACCCTAATATTCACTTTGCTTGGGAAATTAAAGCTAAGCGTAAAGGGTACGAAAATGATCGAATGAAGATAGTTAAAGGAGTTTTTAATAATGAACAATATTGATATGAACTTAGTAGCTCAAAGTCTTAACCAAAAATTGGCGGTTGCTAATTACACAGCTGCCTCATGGGAAGCAAAGGCTACTCAACTAGAACAAGAAAATAGTCAGTTAAAATCACAATTAGAAGAACTTAAGAAGCAAAACGATGGAAAGGAAGCTGAATAATTATGTTAGAAACAACAAAATCAATCACTTTAACTGGTAAATCCACTGTAAATAATCAAGTAGTTGCTAACTTTACTGCAAATGTATTTGATGATGATGCGGGTAACGATACTTTTAATACTTTCATTACTAATAAAGAGTTGTACGATGCTAATAAGAAGGTGGTACGAAAAGATACTCAAGATTTTCAAAACTTGGTATATAATGCACAGGATGAAATCGCAAATTCTGCTGATAAAACAAATGAATAGTTAAAGGTACTTGTCGCCTTTGAAATACACAGTACATAAATAAGCCTCACTCGAACGAGCGGGGCTTTTATTATGGGCGGCTATTCTTTTTGGATAATAAAAAAGGTGGGTACCAGAAGGTATCCACCCATGCCGGCTTGTGAGTTGGAAAATACTCACTACACACGGTGTAATCTTTATCTATGAGTTTATTATATCATATTATGAATATGGTACAATACTAATTGCACATTTGAGCAGGCTTGGAAACCTGACTAGTGCGAGGAAGGAGGTTCCTTCCAATGACACACTTTTGTGTAATCTTTATCTTCGTGCCCAGTAAGCACGTTAAAAAATTAATTAAATGGATACTCAAGTAGTACCATTAGCGCTTATCTTAGGATAGGCGCTTTTATTTTACCAGTTTTAGGGGGTACCACATGAATGATTAATAACTTACGTCACAACTACCTGTGGCTAATATCAGCACTAGAAACGTATGGAATAGCGGCGTACTTTATCTTAACGCATAGTACAGGCAACTTCACCCCGCCACCAAACAGTGTTTTGGATATGTTAGATGATCCACCGTTCATCTTTCTATTAGGCGTGGTCGGCACAATCACGCTAGTCTATTCAGTATGGAACGTACAACATTTTCACTACAAAATAATCATGACAGCCTCGCTTACTTTCGTGTGGCTGTTATTTTTGTGTGGATTTGTTATCCACGATCAAATGCGAGGGGTTCTGCTAAGTATTCCTAGCATGTATTCGTTCTTTGTATTATTTCGTATTGTTTTAACAGTAATTCTGAAAGGGTGAGGCGAGGTGAGCGATCAAGTACTAGCAACCTTAATCACGACTATTGGCTCGATTATCGTTGCTTGGATAACTGCTCACCAGCGAAGTCAACCAACGGAAGCCGACAGATTAA